AAACGAGAATGGTGGAGAGTGTATGAAGGAGAAGAACTTCCTGCTCTACATCATGTGATACAAAGTTATGATACAGCTTTTATGAAAAAACAAACAGCAGACTATTCCGCTATTACTACGTGGGGCGTCTTTTATCCGACCGAGGACAGTGGACCAAACTTGATTTTGTTAGATTGTGTGAAAGATAGATTTGAGTTCCCGGAACTGAGAAGAGTGGCTAAAGATCAATATGATTATTGGAAACCTGAAACGGTGATCGTGGAAGCTAAAGCATCAGGATTGCCTTTGACTTATGAATTACGGAAAATGGGAATACCGGTTTTAAACTTTACACCTAGTAAAGGAAATGATAAACATACAAGGGTGAATTCTGTAGCTCCTATCTTTGAAGCAGGACAAGTGTGGGCACCAGATAAAAAATTTGCAGATGAAGTTATAGAGGAATGTGCTTCGTTTCCTTATGGCGATCATGACGATTTAGTAGACAGCACAACTCAAGCTGTCATGAGATTTAGACAGGGAGGATTTATTGAACACCCAGACGACCAAGAAGATGAACCCTTACCTCACCAACAAAGGACGTATTATTAATGGCTGAAATAGATAAAGCATTACCAAATGAAAATTTAAATCTTGAGGAAGAAGATCAAGAAGTTTTTGTAGAAGAAACCAAAAAAGATACAGGTCCTGTTGACATCACAGAAATGGAAGACGGTGGAGCAGAAGTTAATTTTGATCCGAATGCCACAGAACCCATGGATGCTGGAGAACACTTTTCTAATTTAGCAGAAGTTTTACCTGATACAATTTTAGATCCGATTGGATCGGATCTTTCTTCTAAGTTTGAAGATTACAAATCATCAAGGTCAGAGTGGGAGAAAGCTTACACCGATGGTTTAGAATTATTAGGATTTAAATACGAAGCTCGAAGTGAACCCTTTCGTGGTGCAAGTGGAGCGACTCATCCTGTTTTAGCAGAGGCCGTGACACAGTTTCAAGCACTCGCTTATAAAGAATTACTACCGTCAAATGGACCTGTGAGAACACAGGTTATCGGTAAAGATGACATGGCAAGAAAAGATCAAGCCGAACGTGTGAAAGAATTTATGAACTATCAGATCATGCATGTCATGAAAGAGTATGAAGCAGACTTTGATCAAATGTTGTTTTACTTACCTCTTGCAGGATCTACTTTTAAAAAAGTTTACTATGATCAATTATTAAATAGAGCTGTATCAAAATTTATTCCCGCAGATGATTTAGTTGTACCTTACTCAGCAACAAGTTTAGATGAAGCAGACACAGTTATTCATGTTGTAAAGATTTCGGAGAATGATTTACGCAAGCAGCAAGTCAATGGTTTTTATAGAGATATAGAACTTTCAACAAGTTATGATGGAGCAAATTCAGATTTAAAAAGCAAGGAAAGAGAACTCGAAGGAGTTAAAGCAAGTGGTCAAGATGAAGACATGTACACACTTCTAGAGTGTCATGTAAATTTAGACCTAGAAGGTTTTGAAGATATGAATCCTCAAAGCAATGAACCTACAGGAATTAAGTTACCTTACATTGTCACAATCGAAGAAGGTACAAATGAAGTTTTATCTATTAGAAGAAATTTTGCACAAGGAGATGTTTTAAAAAAGAAAGTTGATTACTTTGTGCATTTTAAATTTTTACCGGGTTTAGGTTTTTATGGCTTTGGTTTAATTCATATGATCGGTGGATTATCTCGAACTGCTACAGCAGCACTGAGACAATTACTAGACGCTGGAACTTTATCAAACTTACCTGCAGGATTTAAGATGCGTGGTATTCGAGTGAGAGATGATGCACAGCCATTACAACCTGGTGAGTTTAGAGATGTGGATGCTCCCGGTGGAAACTTAAGAGATTCTTTTATGCCATTACCCTTTAAAGAACCTTCACAAACTTTACTTACTTTAATGAGTACAGTCGTCTCTGCTGGTCAGCGTTTCGCTAGCATTGCAGACACGCAAGTGGGTGACGGTAATCAAGGCGCTGCCGTAGGAACGACAGTAGCATTATTAGAACGTGGATCTCGTGTGATGTCAGCTATTCACAAGAGACTCTATTCAAGTTTAAAACAAGAATTCAGTTTATTATCTAAAGTCTTTAGTTTGTATCTTCCTCCTGAATACCCTTACGATGTTGTCGGTGGACAACGCAACATCAAACAAACAGACTTTGATGATAGAGTAGACATCTTGCCAATTGCGGATCCGAATATTTTCTCCCAAACGCAGCGTATATCTATAGCTCAAACGGAACTGCAAATGGCAATGTCTAATCCAAAATTACATAATCTTTATCAAGCGTATCACAACATGTATTCTGCTTTAGGTATTAAAGATATAAATTCTATACTACCTCCTCCTGCAAAACCTGCACCAATGGATCCAAGTATGGAACATATACAGGCTATGAGTCAAAAAAGTTTTCAAGCATTTCCAAAACAAGACCACAGATCTCACATTGACGCTCACTTAAACTTTATGGCAACAAATATGGTCAAAAATAATCCCTTAATTTCTTCTTTGGTGTTTAAAAATGTGCTTGAACATATAAGTTTGATGGCACAAGAGCAAATTCAAATAGAATTTGCAGAAGATTTAATGAAATTACAACAAATGCAGATGCAAATGCAACAAAACCCACAAATGGCACAACAAATGGCGCAAAATCCTGAATTACAACGTATACAAGTAACTATTGAAGCTAGAAAAGCAGTATTAATTGCAGATATGACTAAAGATTTCATGCAAGAAGAAAAGAAAATTGCAGATGACATGAACAAAGACCCTCTTATCAAACTAAAAGCTAGAGAAGTAGATTTAAAAGCAAAAGAAGAAGCTAGAAAAGAAAAAGAAGGGGAAGAAAAATCTGAATTAGATAGATTAAGATTAATTTCTAATAGACAACTTGCCGAAGATAAGTTAGAACAGAGTGATGAACATCAAAAACTTCGAGCAGGTGTTAGTTTGGCAAAATCAGGTATTCAAAAAATGACAATGGTAGATGTAGATGGGTAGTAAAGCTAAAACATCACAGCAACAAGGTAAAAAAGGGATCTTTGGAATGGGTCCCGGTCAGTCTATGGCCATGGCAGGTAATACTGGATTAGCTACCATGGAACAAAAACAAGCAGAACAAATACAACAAGGATTAAAAAACTTAGGGCAACCTTCAAGTTTTAAATCGATTGGACAAAATGTTGATGAAGTTGGTTCTAAGTATCGAAGACCAGCAGATGTAGATTCCTACGCAAGTAAAATGCAACTATTAAATCAAGCTTTAGATGCAGGAGCTAAAACTTTTACAGGACCTGATGGTATACAAAGAGTTAATTTTAATAACACCGGAATTAAAAATGATCTAGGTCAAACTATTTTATCAACACAAATTCCTAATTTAAACGCAATGGCTCCAACTCTAAGACAACTTGGTGGTGATATGTCAAGAGCCTTCACAGGTTATAATAGTTTGCAATACACAGATCCTAATAAATTAGGTATTAATAAAATGGAAATGGTTAGAACTGAAGGATTAGCTGATGTTTTAGCAAAAGCAGCAATACCGGGTTCAATGGCGTTTAACATATTAAAAGATTTATATGCAAAAGGAAGAAATTTATTTCTTCCAGAGGAAGAAGAAGCAAAAGTAGATATTTTTTCTAGTGGTGCCGATGCAACAGGTGGAACTTTTGTACCTCCGACTTTTTCAGAACAAGATTTAACAGCATTACCTATTGATGAACAATCAACTACTCCTGTTAATATGACTTCAGAAGATTTTCAAGACATGTATCCTTATTTATTTAATGAAGAAGATGATTTAAGTGCAGGTGACATGGAAAATATAACAGATTATTTATCTAGAAGAGGAGTTCTTCCTTTTGCATATGGTGGAACAGTAGCACCTAAAAGCGGTCCAATGTCAGAAGGTATTGGAACCTTGTATAATACAATATAGTTGCTATAATCCTCCACACAAAAGGAGCTTAACATGATGTGGAAAGATAAAATATTATCTAAGTGGACAAACTTAAATAAAAAAGGCAAAGTTATTGTTTTAGCTGTTGCCGTTGTTGTTCTATATATAGTAATAAAAGGAATTTAAAAATGTTTAATCTACTAGTCGGACCTCTTACTTCAATTATAGGCGATACAGTAAAAGGTTTTGTTGCAACTAAAAAAGCAAAATCAGAATTAAAACTTACTGAAATTCAAGCACAGAAGTCGTTGAAAGAACAACAAATAGCAGGCAAGGTTGCTTGGGAGGCTTCGGCTGTAGATCAAATGAAAGGGAGCTGGAAAGACGAATTTGTTTTATTAGCCCTAATGATTCCTGCAATTTGTAGCTTCTTGCCTTTTATGCAACCACACATAGCTCGTGGGTTTGAAATTTTGGAAACTTTACCGGAATATTATACCCATTTATTATATTTAGCCTGCTCCGTTTCTCTGGGGGTTAGGGCGGTACCCGGTATCAAAGGAATGATTTCTAAGAAAAAATAATGACTATAAACAGAGGAGCATTAAAAATGACTACAAAACTAAAAAACGGTAAGAAAAGAAAAATGTATAAGGACGGTAAACTTGTTGGCGGACAAGTTAAACTAGATAAAAATAAAGACGGTAAAATAAGTGGTAAAGATTTTAAAATGATGAAAAAAGGAGGCAAAGTTAAAAAATGACCGAAGTAGTTAAATGTGAAAAGTGTGGTCATCTTTGTCATTGTGGTATGACTTGTATGGATTGTGATTGTATGACTTGTCCTTGTAAGGAAAATGACAATGGCTAAACTTTGTGCAAAAGGAAAAGCTGCTGCTAAAAGAAAATTTAAAGTTTACCCTAGTGCATATGCAAACATGTATGCTAGCGGAGTTTGTTCAGGAAAAATTACACCGGGTGGAAAGAAAAATAAAAAAGCTGAAGGTGGTATGGTTGGTAATGGTAATGAAGTATCTCAATCAAGAAAACAAGTTTCACGTTTAAGAAAAGCAAATGGTGGAAAAATAGTTGCTGCAGGATGTGGAGCTGTTAATTCAAATAAGAGAAAACAAACAAAAATTATTGCCGCATAATGGCTGAAAAAGGATTAAGATCTTGGGTAAAAGAAAATTGGGTAGATATAGCCAATAAAAAATCCGATGGTTCTTATCCTAAATGTGGTCGAAGTGGTGGAGAGAAAAGAAAAAATTATCCTAAGTGTGTTCCTATAGCTAAAGCTAGAGGTATGTCCAAAGGTCAAAAAACAAGTGCTGTTAAAAGAAAACAACAAGCCTCAAACACAGGTCCTAAACCTTCTAATGTTTCTACTTTTGCTAAGAAAAGAAAAAGTATGTCAATGGGTGGGTTGGTGTGAGAAAACCAGACAAACAACCACCTAAAACTAAAAAATATTTTAGATCTACAAAAAGTGGTGCTGGTATGACTAAAGCAGGGGTTGCTAGATATAGAGCAGAAAATCCCGGTTCAAAATTAAAAACAGCCGTTACAGGTAAAGTTAAAAAAGGAAGTAAAGCTTCTAAAAGAAGAAAATCTTTCTGTGCAAGAAGCGCAGGACAAATGAAAAAATTTCCTAAAGCTGCAAAAGATCCTAATTCTAGATTAAGACAAGCTAGAAGAAGATGGAGATGTTAATGTGGCTTGAAATTTGGTTTTACAAATTTATATTATTAATAGAAAAACTAATGAAAACAAACTTTCTATTATTTATACTTCTTGTTTTTGTTACAACTGTAGCAATAGTAACCGATACAAGAGCTAACACCAATACGGTGTCCTCAACAGTTTTAAACAATGCACCTGCTACAGCGAATGCACCGACTGTCCTCAACTCAAATTCTGATATTTGTAAAATTGGAATTGGCGGAAGTGTTCAAAATAATATCCTAGGTGTCGCTACAGGTTATGTCATCACAGATGAATTTTGTGAGCGTGTCCGCACAAGTCGTGCATTATATTCTTACGGTATGAAAGTTGCAGCGGTGAGTTTGTTGTGTCAGGACCATCGTGTCTGGACGAGTATGAAAAATGCTGGGACTCCCTGCCCTGTAAA